GGCTGGCCGGCGCCACTAAACCGCATCCTCGCGCCACCGTGGCGCCTCTTCCCAACGCACCTAGCACGGAGGTCCGACACTCGCTAGAGCGGACAGGCTGAAAGCTGGGTGCCGCGCTGCGGCAGTCAGGGTGAACTATCACCTGGAGCGAAGTCGATTCGGACTTGGTCAACCTGGCCGGGGATCTGGCTGAACAGCGTTATGGCCAGCGTGCCCTGGTTGATCTTCGCGTCCTGAATCGTGAAGCCAGCGCCGACGTTTCGCTCTACCCAAGCCGGGAGGTCCGGGTACAGCCGGCGCATGAAGCGGGCGTCGACGCGCCGGTCTCTCCCCGCCTTCGTCACGCGAGCCTCAGCCAGCGGAGGAGCCGACCCCACCAGGAGATTGCTGGAGCTGGTGGCCGCGCCCAGGTGAGCGCCGAGAAGACCGTCGAGCATCGCCGACGAAGGCTCCGGTCGGTCTCGAACTTCGCGCGCCGGAGGCCGAAGGTACTCTCAGCCAGCCGGGTCAGGTCTCGTCCTTTGGCTCGCTCAATCATCGCTTGACCTTCCGGTGGCCGGCCGCGTTCGGGCAGGTCGCGAAGTGGCTCGTGTGCGTGGGCATCCCCTGGGTCTCGGTGAGGTCCGTCCGCTGGTGGACCGCTACCACCGTGGCCCAGCGGGAGATCGCGAGGTTGCCCTTCGGGTCCGGCTCAGCGTTTAGGGGCATCAGCTTCCCGCTCTGCGTGGTCGCCCAGATTATCAGGGCGCCGCAGCTCTTACACTTCTCAGCCATAGGGATTCCTCTCAGTACTTCCAAGACAACGGAAGGGCGGCTTGTTCGTGAGGTTCTTGGCGCCGCAGCGGAGGCAGGTCGGGTAGGTAGGCCCGAAGCCTATCGTCCACCCGTGCGAGCAACTCTTCTCCTCCGTCCCGTTCGGGAAGAGGAGCGTGAAGCAAGGAACGCAGAGGACGTGGTTCACCACGCCTTCCAGTAGGCCAGCAGCGCCTCGATCGGCATCAGCTTCCGGTAGGGGATGTAGCGCGTCAGGTCGGTCCCCTTCATCTGCGCCGTGGTCGAGAGCGCGGGGAACTGTGCCATCCAGACGAAGCCGAAGACCTGAAGGGCCGCAGCGGTCAGGATCACCCCGATGAACCCGTCAGTCTTGCGCGTAATCTCGTTCTTGTACTTGTTCTCCGGCATCATCAGTTTGCGCTCGTCGAGGCTGTACTCCCGGACACCGTAGGACGTGACGACGTTCATGGTCTGCCCGTGGGAGAGGATGTCGAAGCGGTCCGCGCGCCTGGATGTCCGGTCACGCTTGTGCTCGATTCCGTGGTCACGGAGGACCTGCTGGACGGCCAGCTCCCCCATGAACCCGATCGGGTAGCGGTCCGGCTCAACGAGCCCGGTCGGGTCTGAGGTGAGGAAGGCTGCGCCGCGGAACTCGACGATCTCAGCCTCCTGCTTCCGGGCTCCAGCCTCTACGAGTTCGCGCGGGACCTCAATCATCTCGGTTCCCGAAGAACGGCAGCCCGGCTTCTGCGTAAAGCCTGGACCCGCAGGACGGGCAGGCATTAGGCGCCTTCGGCTTTGGGATCACCGCCTTCGCCAGGGCTCGGTCCAGCGCGTCGATGGTCTGGTGAAAGCCGCAGTCCTCACGCGCGTCCTGGTCACAGCTACAGAGCAGCCCGTCCATCTGGCGCAGGTACTCGATCGCCTCGCTCTGGGCCGCGATCGTGGTCTCAGCCAGCGTGTCACGCAAGGCGTCCTCGACGCAGCCCTGGCAGTCGAAGAGGTTGTGGTTGTGCTTCGCGTCACTCGGCATAGTGGACCCAGCGGTCAGAGAGAAAAAGGGGCGCCCTGGCTCATTCCAGGGATCGCCCCACGTCGTGTCTTGCCTGCCTCCGGGGAGAGTTGGCGCTCAGGTAGAAGCAGGGCGAGATATTCCCACAACGCGACGTTAACGAAAGCTAAGCAGATGGGGGTCCCGGTGTCCAGCGTTTCACGTGAAACAGGGGGAGAGGAAATGGACGGTTAGCTAGAAAATCTGTGCGGCTCAGCGAGTGAGCGAAAGCCGATCCGGTGATCATAGTAGAGGGGCGCGTCGCTACCCGCCGATTGTAGACGGCGAACCGCAGACCTCCGCCCCCACTCACTCGTGCCGGTCCCGAGCCTTCGCTACTACCTGGAGCTGCCCATCTCGGTGCAGCATTCCTTCGACGCCTATCCGGCTGTCGACCAGGCGATTCAAGCGCTCGAACAGGGGGAGTTCTACCAGCCCGCGCTTCTGGCCGACGCCTGCTTCACTGACGACCGCGTCTCCGCCTGCATCGCCACCCGAATGAACGCCATCTTCGGTCTGCCGATGGAGTTCAAGTACCAGGGCCAGGACACCGAGCGGGAGCAGAGCGCAGACGCGCCGGAAGAGGACGCGCCCGAGCTGGTGGCGCTGAAGCAGGAGATCGTCGAGCAGTGCCAGGAGAAGTGGGAGCAGATGTTCCCGCGCGCCGCGATCCAGCAGGCATACACCAGCGGCATCCTGGTCAACGCCGGGCTCGGGGAGCTGGAGTGGGGCTGGGCCAAGGATGGCTCGTACGTCCCGTGCCTCAAGGACTGGAACAGCCAGTTCCTCTACTGGCGCTGGGACACGCGCTCGTACTGGCTCAACCACACCGGCGGGACGATGGAGATCCACCCTGCCGGCGGCAAGTGGGTCCTCTTCTCCCCCTACGGACACAACCACGGCTGGCTGGCGTCCGCGCTCCGCTCCCTCGGGATGCTCTGGCTCGACCGGCGCTTCGCCGCCCGGGACTGGGCGCGCGCCTCGGAGAAGTGGGCGCTCGGCGTGGTCAAGGGTTTCGTGCCCCAGGATGCGCCCAAGGAGGAAAAGGACAAGTTCCTCAACGCGCTGCGCAACCTCCCGAGCGATTCGACGATCTCGTGCCCGGTCACCGCCGAGACGAAGTTCGACGTGGAGGTCGTGAAGACCGACGCGATGACGGGCTGGGAGAGTTTCCAGGAGCGGTTCAAGACCATCGACGACAACATCGCCATCCTCTTCCTGGGCCAGAACCTGACTACTTCCATCGGCTCCAGCGGCAGCAGCGGGTCCCGCGCGGCAGCCCAGGTCCATGACAACGTGCGCTCGGATTACCTCAAGGCCGATGTCGAGATCATCTCGTCCGTCCTGAAGACCCAGGTCCTGAAGTGGTGGGTCCACTACAACTGGGCTGACCAGGCCGCGGCGCTGGGGGTCGACGAATCGGAGCTGGTCCCGAACGTTACCTGGAAGGTCACCCCGGCCGAGGACAAGCAGAAGACCGCGGCAGCCTGGCTCGCCATCGCCCAGGCCATCCCGAACCTGGCCGGCACCCCGGTCGACATCCGGGCCTTCCTCGAAGGCGCCGGCATCCCCGTCACGGACAAAATCCCCGAGGTCACGCGACCGCCCCCCGGCGGTGACGTGGACGAGAGGCCCCGCGCACCCGATGAGGAGCTACCGGGACCATTCGGCGAGTACGACCCTCAGGCCGCCGAGGGGGAGGAACTGCCGGACGCACTCAACGGTTTCGCTTTGGCACAGCGCGCGAAAGGAGGTCCAGATGACTACAAGGGCCTGAAGATTCCGAAGGGATTGAAGCGCGGCGCGCGGGCGGGCCAGCTCTACGCGGACGACCTGGCTGAGGCCAGCATCCGCCGTGCGTCCGCTGCAATGAAGACCCGGCGCCAGAAGCTGGAGGCTCTGTGCAAGCGGGCCAAGACCTTCCACGAGGTGCGCGATGGGGTGAAGCGCATCTATGGCTCGAGCAAGACGCCGAAGCAGCTACGCATCCTGACAGAGAAGGCGTGGATTGCCGCTGAGCTGGTGGGGATGCTCGCCAGCCAGGAAGACACGCGGGCGGTCGCGTGACGTGCCTACCGACTTCGATGACGCCCCCGACGACTTCACCATCTCTGGGCTCGATGACGCCATCCGCTGGTTCCGGGACAAGCTTCGAATGCCCGACAGCGAGTACTACGCGCTCGAAGCCCGCGCCCGCGCCCGAGCGTTCACGGTCTCTGGTGTGGCGGATCTCGACATCATGTCCGAGGTCTGGCGAGCCGTCGACCGCGCCATCACGGACGGGACCACCCTCGCTGACTTTCGAGCCGACGCGCTCGAAGGTCTCAAGGAACAGTGGGGCGGTGAGATTCCCGGCCGGCTGGAGACCATCTTCAGGACCAACGTCCAGAGCGCATACAGCGCGGGCCGCTACCGATTCAACACCAAGCCGGAGACCCGTCAGAGCCATCCATACTCGGCTTTCCACGCGGTCCTTGACGACCGGACGACGGACGAGTGCGCCATCGCCGATGGGACTGTCCTGCCGACTGAAGACCCTTGGTGGTTCGACCACCAGCCTCCGCTCCACTTCAACTGCCGGAGCGATGTCACCGCGGTCACGCCAGAGGAAGCCCACGAGCTCGGCGTCGACCAGGACGGGCCTGACGCGGACGCCGATGAGGGATTCGGGAACCCCTTCGCTGAGTTCGACCCGGATGTCTCTGACCGGCCGGCCGACCTTGAGTACCTGTACTCGCTGAAGGAACACGAGGAGGACTGATGCCCACGATCAAAGCTCCATTCGCTCCCGGCAGCGCCAAGGCGAAAGCCATTGCCGCCCAGAGCGCAGCGACCGCAGCGGCAGCCGCAGTGGCCTCCGCTCTCGCCGGCGGCATCAACCCGACCAGTCAGGCCGCGGCTTACTCAGCCGCCTACGCAGCCGCCATCTCCGCGGGTCTCAACGCGACGGAGGCTGATGCCGCGGCGCAGGCAGCTGTGATGGGATACATCGTCGCGATCAAGAAGGGCGGGATGTCTCCCACCGACGCCACCGGTTTCTCGGCCGCGTCCGCGCTGGCCGCTCTCTCTGCGATGACGGGCGGCGGGACGGCAGACCCCTGCGCCACCGCAGCGGAGGTTGCCGCGTGGGCTGCCGTCACCGCCGGTCTCGCCGCCACCGATGGCTCCGGCCGGCCGAAGGCGCCGACCGCCGCAGACGCTGCCGCCGCTGCCACGAGCTGCGCAGACAACAACGGATGAGCCGCCCACTCAAGCCATACCGTCTCTCGGCCGAGGGAGACGAGCGGTCAGTCCCGACCGAGTTCCGCATCTTCCCTTACGGGCAGGTGCCGACCGAGAAGGGCAACTTCATCTTCACGCGGGAGGACTGCGCTGAGCTCATGGCTCACCGCGCGGCTCAGAACGCGGAGCTGGAGATCGACTACGAGCACCAGACGTATGACGACACCCCGGGCCCGAAGCCGGCCGCGGGCTGGTGCTCTCTCGAAGCCCGAGACGATGGCCTCTGGGCGGTGAACGTACGCTGGACCGAAACGGCCAAGAAGCTACTCCAGGCCGCCGAGTACAGGTACTTCAGCCCGACGTTCCGGGCCCACGCCGGGACCAAGGAGATCCTCCAGCTCGCGAACCTGGCGCTGACCAACATCCCAGCGATGAGGAAGATCGACGCGCTGGTCGCCGCATCCGTGAACGGCAGCAAACTCCCCTACAAGACCACCACGAAGGAGAAGACGATGCCCGCAATGCACAAGCTCGCAGGGTTCCTCCAGAAGCACATGAGCGAGAACTCGATCGAACCGCACACCCTGGCTGAGAAGTGCGGGATGGACATCGAGCGATTCCGCAAGCTCGCGGCCGGAGAGGCGCCGACGCCCGAGGAGATGACGCGGACGGCCAAGGCTCTCAGCCTCTCCGAAGACGACATCAAGTCGATGTCGGTCGACAGCCGGAAGGCGGGGGACATGGAAACCCCAGAGGAGAGTGACCCCGACGACGTGTCGGACGAATCGACCGAGACCACCACCCACGAGGCCCCAGATGAGGGGAAGGAAGACACCGTGCCCACAAGTTCCCGCAACGTCCCTGACGCTCTCGACCTGGTGCTGTTGACCGGGACCTCCGACCCGAAGAAGCAGGCGGGCTTCATCAAGGGGCTCATCGAAGCCGCTCAGGTGACGGTCCAGCTGCGCGACGAGGTCATCTCGCTCCGCAAGGGCGCAAGCCAGGCGAAGCGGGAGATGCTGATCCGCCAGGGCAAGGAGCAGGGCAAGCTCACGCCCTCGCTCATCAAGCTCTTCGCGCCGAAGCCGGTCGAGGACCTGGAAGCCTTCCTGGCGGTGGCATCGCCCGGTGGCTCCAACTTCGCGGAGCCGGGCCGGGAGGACGCCGAGACGGCAGCGGTGCTCAGCCGGCAGGACCGCCAGGTCTGCGAGCTGACGATGACGGACACGAAGGACTTCGCCCAGTTCGTCAAGGCCACCGAGAAGGAGACGGTGCCCTGGGGCGACGAAGGCAAGTTCTCGAAGCCGATCGTCGAGAGCTACCTCCGGCCCGTCGAGGGAAGCCTCGTGCGCCGGTTCAAGACGCGCGGCGCCACCGGCCGCATCTGAGCCAGCCCCACCAACCCTGACCTGATCCAAACCTACCAAGGAGACCGCAATGGGAAACCTCAGTGCAGCTCGAGTGACCGACCAGTACGGCGGGACCGTCTCGCCGATTCCGCTCCGGCTGTCTGCGCCGATCGCCGACAACGTCCACCTCTTCGAGGGGGCGCTCGTCCAGATCGATGCAGCGGGTCGAGCGACGCCGGCCGGGACGACCACCACCGCCGACACCCATCTCTTCAAGACCTGGGGGCGGTGCTTCGCGGACTACGACAACACCGTCGTGGGCCACGCGGCTGGCGCCTTCACCGTGGAGATCTCGGTCGGCGCGTTCCTCTACGACAACTCGGGCGGTGACGCAGTCGCCCAGGCTGACGTGGGCAACACGGTCTACGCGGCGGACGACCACACCATCGCGAAGACCAGCAACACCAACGTCCTCGCATCAGCCGGGAAGCTGCTCGGATTCGACCCGGTGTCGCTCCAGGCGATCGTTCTCATCTGCCCCGGAATCGTCTGAGCCGGTAGCCGAATCACTCCAACCCCTTCTCGAACCAGGAGACAGAGCACATGGACATCACGCCCCCGAGTTTGAATGCACTTCGGACGCACTACAACCAGATCTTCCAGCAGAGCTTCCTCAAGACCGAGGTGCTCTGGCCGAAGATCGCAACCCTCATCGCCTCGAAGGGCGAGACCGAGACCCACGTGTTCCTCGACCGCATTCCGCAGTTGCGGAAGTGGGTCGGAGACCGCGTCCTGCGGAGCGCATCGCTTCGCTCGTACATCCTCCCCAACGTGCCCTACGAATTGACGGAGGCTCTCGATGTCTTCCGCGTGGAAGACAACAAGATCGCCGCCTTCGATCCGGTCGTTCAGATGATGAGCGAGCGCGCCAAGAAGTGGCCCGATGCCCTGTTGTTCACGGCGACCACCGGCACGCTGCCGGGCGGGACCGGCGTGGTCACCTGGGACGGGGTCAACTACTTCTCCACCTCCCACCCGGTCAACGTCGACCTGGGCGCCGCGGCCGGGGTCCAGTCGAACTACAGCGCCAGCGGCAAGGCGCTGAGCTCAGCCAACTACGGCGCGGTTCGTCAGCTGATGCGCGGCTACAAGGGCGCCGACTTCCTGCCGTTGCTGGTGGACCCCGACATGCTGATCGTCCCCCCGGCTCTGGAGCCCACCGGCATCCAGATCCTGAAGGACGAGTGGATCGCCCCCGCAGCCGCGGTCTACAACAACGCGGCGAACACGTTGCAGCAGAACGTGTTCTATGGGTCGGCTGACCTGATGTGCGTTCCCGATCTGGCCGGGCAGGACACCGCCTGGTACCTGACCGACTGCTCGAACGCGATCAAGCCGTTCATCTTCCAGCTGCGCACGCCCGCGAAGTTCGTGATGCGGACGCGG